CGGCAGATTATCAAGATTTTGAACTACCTATAGATGACTCAAATGATTTAGTTGCAAAGATTTTGCAATATGCAGGAGTATCAATTAGAGAAGCAGATGTAGTACAATTTGGATTAAGTAATGAGGTGCAACAAGATCAACAAAAATAATTATGGCTTATATAAATCAAAAACAATATTATACAAACAATAGCGTAAATCCTACGGATAGTAATTGGGGGTCTTATCAGTATGTTTCATTAACAGACATAGTAACAAATTTTTTATTAATGTACGATGGTAATCACCATTTAGTAAACAATGTAAACAGGTTTAAAATATTGTTTCACGCAAAGCGTGCAATTCAAGAATTAAACTATGACGCCTTTAAAGAAATAAAATCTTTACAATTAACTGTGTATGATGATTTAAAATTTGTTTTACCTTCCGATTATGTAAATTGGGTAAAGCTCTCTTTGTTTAAAAATAATGTAGTTAGAGATTTAATTGAAAATATTCAAGTACAATCAGCTACTCAATACGTGCAAACGGGCTCCTCAACATTTACTTATGATGCAAGCAATAATGCAAATACTGAAGCTTCTAACATTGACACAGCAAGAACTAATGCAAGTTTAAATAGTATTTATTTAACAGATAATGCAAATGAAGATCCAGCTAATATTCAGTCTTTTGACAATGATATATATGAGACAGGCATAGGGGCTAGATATGGTTTAAACACTGAAACAGCTAATTTTAATCCTACATTTACAATTGATAAAAAAGCAGGGGTAATAAATTTTGATTCTACTATGGCAAACGAAAGCTGTATACTTCAATATATTTCCGATGGAATGGAGAATGGAAATGATTCAGAAGTAAGTGTTAATAAATTATTTGAAGAATATGTATATGCTTATATTAAATATGCAATTTTAAATAATAAATTTGGAGTTCAAGAATATATTGTTAGTAGAGCTAAAAAAGACAAGCTTGCTTTATTAAGAAATTCAAAAATAAGACTTAGCAATATTCATCCTAGCAGATTATTAATGAATCTAAGAGGTGAAAACAAGTGGATAAAATAAAATGGCAAACGTTCAAAGAAATTTTATAGTAGGGCGTATGAATAAAAGCCTTGATGAAAGGCTTTTGCCAAATGGTGAATATATAAATGCTTTGAATGTTAGATTAGGGTCAACTGAAGAATCTGAAATAGGTGCAGTTGAAAACTCTAAGGGGAACACAGTCTTAACTCAGCTTTCATATATAAATGGTGTTTTATTAAGTAGCTCTGCGCGTTGTATAGGAGCGTTTGATGATAGCGCTAATGCAACCATATATTGGTTTGTTCATGATCCAGCTTTTACACTAGGAGCAACAGGAAGGCTAGATTTAATAGTTTCATTTAATGTGCAAACCGGAGGCATTGTTTATCATACTATAAGTATAGACAACGGTCTTGGAGTAAACACTACACTAAATTTTAATTCTAATTTTTTAATAACAGCTGTTAATAAAATAGATAACTTATTGTTTTTTACAGACAACACCAATCCTCCTAGGGTAATCAATATAGACCATAATTACAGCAATCCTGTAAACAATATAGATCAGTTTGATTCTAGAGAAATTCAAGTTATAAAACAACCACCTATAAATGCCCCAACATTTCAATTAATAAAATCAAGCAATGATGATACTTATTTAACTGATAATTTTATTTGTTTTGCATATAGATATAGATATAGTAACGGGGAATTCTCAGCTACATCTCAATTTACACAAC